GGCTTCAATAGCGGATAACACTGATTCTATCAGCACTGGAATCAATGTCGGCGCAGATTCGCTTAATCCGTTCGCTATCTCGACTATAACAGTGCTTGCCATTCTCACGATTTCGGGTAACATTTCGCTTATTCCTAATATCAATTTTTCAATGACGGTCATTCCAGTCCGCAATACGACAGGCAGATTTTGAACTATGGAATCTGCCAGAGATAAGATTATTGAACTTCCGACATCCATTAAATCGGGTAATTTTTCGGTAACTTTCGTTATCGTATCTTCTATACCCTTTGAGATTTCATCTGCGCCTTTGGTAGTGTCTCCTGCAAAGATATTCGTAAGCCCACTCATTACAGTTGTTATCGTTGGCAGAAATTCAGACAGCATATTCCTTGAAAGGCTCTGCTGTGCTGTCTGCATATCCTGCAACTGGTCTTGAAAAGATGCGCCTGCTTTTACCGCTTCCTCGGATAACACACCGCCTAATTCATGTACACGGTCTTTCATCGCCTGCGTATCCTCGGCAGATGTGTTTAAAAGTGCGCCTAATTCCGTTGCACCACGCCCTAAAAGCTGTCCTGCGATATAGGTACGCTCTGTACTCTCTTCCATGTTCTGCAAGCCAGTTATAACGGCAGAAAAGATGTCTTCCTGTGACATTTCCGCAAGCTGTTCCTCGGTAATGCCTAACTGTGCAAAAGCCTCGTTGTTGTTTTCTACGGCGTTTGCCATAGTTTTCATCGATGCTTTAAGGGTTTCCATCGATGTACCGCTATGTTGCATCACGGCATCCCACTCTTGATAAGCCTCTGCGGAAATGCCCATTTTCTGCGACATTTTATCGATATTATCGGCGTACTCTGCAAGGTCTGTTGTGCCACTTACCAAAGCACCACTTACAGCCGTCACACCTGCGCCGACAGCACCTACCACAGCCCCTACGCCTGCGCCGACTTTTCCAAGCCCTCCGAGTATTTTACTGCCAACAGATGAAGCACTGCTTTCCGCACCCTGTAAACCCTCTTCATATTTACTTGAATCGAGTGACAATGTAGCCACTAAATCAAATATATCCATATAACTATCCTCTTAATTTCGATTTTATGCCCTCTATTATGCCCGTAGCAGTCCTTGTTTCGGTCGTAGGGTATAAAATATCATATAAGCGAATTGAAAGCCCTAAATAGCCTTTTAAAGCGTCTGAAATATAAATACGGTATGCCTCTTCACGCTGATATATCTTACATCGTGATGAAACATACCGCATAAAGGGCTTTAATTCTCGCTTGCCCCTGTATTCTCCATAGCAGACGAAGAAGAGGTCTCTTCCATTGTCTCCGCCTGCGATGAAAAAAGGTCAAGCAACTCTTTGTCATTTAGCAAATCAAGGAGCATTTTCGGAATCTCGGCAAGACTTGGATTATATGTTGCAATGTCCTGCTGATTTAAGATTGCAAGTATTGCCAAAATGGATTTTTGGTGTCTCCGCAATCCTAATTTTACTGCCTCGATTTTGTTCCTTGCCCGAATTAAGCCCACAAGAATCTTATCTTGTGCTATCTCGCTTATAGGGTCTATAAGGTCTGCCATTGCATCTAATGCCTGCTCGCCTTTGATATCCGAAAGTCTCATAAATTACTCCTTTATACTGTGGTCGCCGTGGCTACGATAGTAACATCGCCCGTAACGCTTGCTATGCTTACAGTTCCTGCAACATAGGCGGTAGCGGTCACATCTGCACCGCCCATAAGCACGATTACATTAGCAATATTATAGCCTGTATCTGCGGTAAGGGTTGCAGTAAACGCCTCGCCCGATTCTACATAGTAGCCGTCAAACGATGATGTAACATGTGAAAGAGTCTGTGTAACCTTATAACTTGCCTGTTCCTCGGCATCCATTGAGTAGAATACCATGGGTACTTCTTTCTGTGCATTGATAGATACATGACCTGTGATTGTAATTGCAATCTGCCCTTTGCCGTTCTTGGTGGTCTGTAAGCTGAATCCACCTGTTGAAAGTGCATTCTTTAGCTGTACCGCTACAAGTCCGCCATCGGCTCTGTCTCCTACCCACCAAATATCCGAGAAGTCGGTCTGCTTAAGGTCTGCCCTGGGGGTAATCTTTCCATTCTCTGCGTCGATATCGGCGCATCCGAGAGCCATTCTGATAAGCTCGGGGCTTGTGCCAAGTGATGTGGTGGAAATCTGGCATTCCCAACTATCAAGCTTCTTAAGTTCTTTCATGTTGACGGGTACATTATCGACATCTTCTCCAAGGTCACTGAAAGTAGGTACACAACTCGGATTGATACCGCCTGTGGTAGCACAGATAATGTCTTCATCCGCAGGGGCTACAGGATTTGCAGGATTGAACCTCTTAAGAAGCACACCTGCATCAAGCTGTAAGGCATTAAAGGTATCCTCGGGGATTACTGTGAATCTTCCCATTTTTTTATTCTCCTTTCATCAATAAGCCGATAGATACTCGGCTTGTATGTTAAGGTACATCCTGCGTATCATATCATCGTTAGGGTCTTCCATTCGCTGTGCAAACGGTGTTCCCTTTGCGATGTAAAGCCTCCCACCGTCAAATTTAATCGATGGGGGATTCATACCCACAATGTACCTTGCGATTTGTTCGGTCTTTTCTGATATATCTTTCCAAGAAGTAGAATGATACCACACCGAAGCATACATATTTACCACATTATCAAGGCTATCCGTTGAAACAGAATAGGTGATATATGGCATTGTTGCCGACTCTGGAACGGTGGTCTGTTCGTATGCAGGGATGCCGAAAGACTCCCAGAAATTCTGTAAGGCTTGTGCTTTATCCATTAGGCAACTCCCATTAACTTGTTGGCAAAACAAATTCTTCCGCACTGACTTGACGCATATCAAGCGTAGCACTTGCAGGAGTACGCTTGTCATCGCCGTCAGATGTTACACGGAATATCTTGTTATCTGATAACCGTTTAAAAACATCGTGATATTGAAGATTAAGGGCTTTTGATGTTGTAACGGTATATATGCCCGTTACGCCCTCTTTTTCTGCCCTTTTAGCCTCAATAGATGAATCTATTACAATTGCAGATTTAAAAGGCGCACCCTCTATCCACTCGGTCGTATAACCGCCGTAGCCATCGGGTACTGTCCTCTTATCAATCATTATGCAATTTTCCATATATTCATCAAGTAGGCTCATATCTTCCTCCACTTGTTTAACTGGCTTGCGAATGTCGATTGCCAAGATGTACCGCCACCGCCTGCGGAATCTCCACCCGTAGACTTGCTGTACGAATAACCGCCGAAACTCTCGGAACTATAAGGCGACATTGCCACGCTATCAGCCGACATATACTTTGATTTCCAAGCGTCTATATCGTCAGACAGGGTAATTATCTCTTTCGGAATAGCCAAAAGCCAAACCCCACCGTGATACACTTCATCGGCAAGGTCTTCGATAGGTTCTCCCGTATACTTGTATATACCGTCATTGAACACGCTTCCAACGATGCGGAAATACTGATTAACCTGTATCTTTTCAAGAAACTTATCATTGGTGATGTTACCATTTTCAATGGTAATATCACCTACGATCACAAGCTTCTCAAACCAGTTCTTAATTTCGTGGCAGATTTCACTTAACATCCGTCTTTTTCCTCGGTTTTGTGTTGCTATTTTTAGGCTTTGGTTTTTCTACTTCTTCATCAGATGCAGGCTCAACGGGTTTCGGGTCGGGTTTTTCCTCAATTAAAGGGCATCCCCTGCGGTTTCTGCTTGTGGATAGTTCCTTTATTCTCTCGGCACTCGCCACATAGCCATCACGGGGGAATATATCCCCCGTGTGATACTTATGCTCATTGTCCTGCAAATCTGCGAATGATTTGATTACCAGATACATTATGCGCCCTCTACGGTTATCTTTGCGATACCATCAACATACTCTGCCCACAGTTTCATTCCCATAAGTGCAAAACTCTCACCGACAGCGGTGTTGTAATTGCCCTGCGCATGGAATCCGATAAGGTTGGTCTCGCCATCGGTTGCGTATGTAAGCCCAAGGCTTGCGAATGCGCTTGACGGGTCGATGTAGTAAAGAACAAGGTTATCAACGGGGATTGCCACTACCTCGTTTACGGGGATATCAGATGAAAGAATCATTGTCTGTGCGCCCATAATGTTCTGCACATAATCAATTCCGAAAAGGGTCTGGATGGTGATATCTGTGCTACCGATGTACTTGTAAGCATCAAGTGTATTTACGAATACAACGATGTTAGATACATTCTTGCGCATCTTCTTAAACTTATCACGCACCTTACCGATTGCCATTGCAACAGCCATCTGCCAAGTAGCCTCTGTGCCGTCAAGGGTAGATGTGTTGCTTGCGATGAATCCGTAAAAATCATCGATAACTTTGCTCTGAAGTTCGTTAAGGAATGCATCATCGGTTTTCTGTACGGCAATTCTGTCGCCATACTTGTTAACATCCTCAACGGTTACAGCCTTTGCATACTTCTTAAGCTCAAGGTCTGCGTGGCGTACCTCTTCTACGGTTGCCTTGGAATAAGGGATAACAGCACCCTCGGGTACAGCACCATCCTTAAGGTCAACGGATGCGGTATAAGATACAAGGCGTGTGCCTGCCTCTTTCTTTACGGGGT